TGCCATTTCTTAATTCAGATTTAGCATCACCAGTAACAGATGCATCCATAAGTTTCGCTGAAGCTTGAGCAAGCTGCTCATACCATTCAGGTGAACCTAGGAACCATCTATTTTCAGTTGGAACGTCACCACCATGTAGTCTCTTAGAACAGTTAGCCATAACATTTAAAGGGTCGGTTTCATTTGAACCGAATCCAATGTCATATGGGCTAGTTGTACCACCATCAGTATTGACGGTTGTACCTGCACCAGAAACCATAGCTGCAATGACGTTTGCGTCATAAGAATCTTTTAGAGCATATGCTCCAGAAGATGTAGCCAAAGACTCCCAGTTCACATGAGATTGTCTTTCTTCAATATCGTCAACTTTAAAAGCAAACGCATTAGCTTGGTCTACTACGAGTTGAAGTTGGTCATCCGCTAAATTTTGAATAGCGATATGTCCACCTCTAACGTAAGAGTTTACACTTATGCTTGGCTCTTTAATAATGTTGACAGTATCTCCGAAATTTTCAATCTCACCTGCATAGTCAGTATTAGTAATATCTTCTACGACTGATGCAGTTCTAAAGAACTTTTGGACTTTCTGGCTGTATATTACCGGTAACCAATTACCCGAAGGTAAGTTAGTATAACCGGCACCTTTTGCTACTGCCATAGTATAGTCCTCCTATAGACTGTTAAGATTAACTACGAATTCTACCCTCTTTTCTAGCTAAATCAATTTCCTTTTCCATTTTTACAAATTGTTGAGGTTTTAACTTTGCTATTTCATGGACACTCCAAATCTTTTTTTCTCCGGCTTCAATATCTCTTTTAGAAGTAGAAGTGACTGATTTTGATGCTTCCTTTTTACTAACTGATGCCTTTTTAGTTATGCCAGTATCCATTTTATATAAATCAATGGCACGGGCTGCTAAATTGGCATTAAAAGTATTATCGTATAACCACCCTTGAATAGTAGGGTCTTGCTGTGCTACCCATTCATGAAATTTTTCATCTGCTCTAATATCAGAAAAATCAGAATGAAGTTTTGATAACTCCACTTCCGCTCTATCTTTAGCGACATTAGCTTGAGCAGTTTCCAAATCTTTCATTTTGGTTTGCACTTGCTTGGATTTTTCATCCGCCCGTGTAGAAGCTATAGTTGATATAACATCATACACATCTGGATATTTTGTTCTCCAAGCTTCAATCTCCTCTTTACTCTTAGGTAATTTAAAGCTTTCAGCCTTTTCCTCTAATTGAGTTCTAAGCGTTGAAACTTCATTTTTGTGTTTACCAAGTGTAGAATCGTAATGGCGTTTAAGGTCATCATAACGTTTCTTAAACACCTTCTCTTCAGCATTTACAGGGCGTTCTTCGGGAGTGGCTGCATTTTCTGTAGCAGTGTCCTCTGAAGCGGTAGCTGTATCGTCTGTTTCCTTTTCCGCTTTACGCTTATAAGGAATAGGCTCGAGAAGAGCCTCGGTTTGAGATTCCTCTTGAATCTCTTCTTTTTTTTCTTCCATTTTATTCTCCTTGTGGGGGGCTGTTGGAAAAAACAGGTGGCCCTAGAGTCGCATAGGGGCTATGACTAAGCTGTCATAGGTGGCCTGTTCATTTGTTCACCCATTGGACTTCCAACGGGCGGTGCTCCTAAACCTTCAGGTGAAGGTGGTGGAGCTTCTGCTGCCATTGGCGGAGCAGAAACTGGTTGTTCTGTAGCAGGAGGGGCAGCATTTGCTGTCATGTCCTGTACGAATTGCTGCATGGATTCTTCAGGCGTATTGCCTGGATATCTACTCATAATTATTGAAACTGGTATGACCACTACGGGTTCTTTTGGGCCTCTGTCAGCTACAGCACTGACATCAACACCATTTTCTTGTAATGCTCTTTTTACATCATCAGTAAGATGCATATCTAATACTGTATCATCTGTTTTCATAGGTGCTTCTGCACCCATTGGTTGTCCCATAGGAGGTTGGCCTCCCATAGGAACGTTTGGATTCTCCATTAACGCCATATTTTCCTCCTATTGGTTATCTTTGGTGTCCTGTTGGTCTTGTTTGTCTAGTTATTTGGCTTGATGATTCTTTTTTTGTTTCTCTACGTTTATCTCTTTGTTCTTGCCTGTCTTGTGCTGTATCCACATATGTTGGCACTTGACTGGATATATCTCTTCCTAAATCTTCCCTTAATTTTTTTTCTGTTTCAACTTGTCTTTGTTTATCTTTTTGTTCTTGCCTGTCTTGTACTGTATCCACATATGTTGGCACTTGACTGGATGTATCTCTTCCTAAATCTTCCCTTAATTTTTTTTCTGTTTCAATTTGTTCTTGTTTTAATTTTTCTTCATGTATTTCTTGCTTTCTTTCTTCAGCCAGTCTATCCTTAGGGGCAAGTATATCTGTATCCGCGGGTATTGTGGCTGCTGTTTTTGTAGGTTCTTGAAATCCTGTAGTTGTATCATGAATATTTGCCGCCACGTCCATGGCATAGCTTCCCCAGTTCCTAAAACTCTCCGCAAGTCCAAAAAATCCAACTGCTTGAGCTAATATGGGAGATTGTCCTGCCGCCCTTCTTTTTGCATCCTCTCTTGCCAGTTCATTTATGTATCTATCGTATTGCCTATCTTCACCAAATTGGGCTAATCCCTGTAGACCAAAAAGTGTCATTCCTGTTTTTTTTGGCCCTTTAAATTTATACGCCCCACCTTTGCTTGTATCTGTAGTAAAGTATCCATGTGACAAACCATGTTCATACATTGCCTCTCGTCCTGATGGAGTGCTTGCATCAAATTCTATAAAACTTTCTTGGGCATCTCTAGCATAGTCTCTTTCACCTTCAATACCAGGCTCTCCTGCATACATGGGTGCTTGATAATTAGGGTCAGGAACGCATTGAAGTAATGTAGTATCATAAGTATATCCAGGTGGGCACGGGTCTTCATCTGGAGAAGGTGTAGTTGTAGTAGGTTCTTCTGGTGCAAATTCAAAAGCAGGGTCTGCTGTTGTATATCCAGACCAGCTATTTGTTGAGCCGGACGGGTATTCATAATCTACATTCTGATAACTCCATGAATCTGTATTCTCATCATATGTTAATTGTAAATTTGTTCCCGTTGTCATTTAATTCTTTTAAGTTGCTCCCGTAGTGCCGTTAGTTCTCTTAGAGAAGCCAGCCTCCCCTGGTTGCGGTACACCTCCAACTCCGATGTTGCCACCTCCAACGCCCGTGATGTCTTGAGGATTCGCTCCTGCAGGAGCTGTTCCACCTTGAGCCATGCCGGGTTGTTGAGTAGTGCCTTGAGTTCCTTGATTTCCATTTGCCATCCCCATTATTTTTGCAAAAATTGCCGCCCTTTCCGGGTCGTTAATTAATTTTTCAGGTTCTATGTCAAGTGATTTTGCAATTTCCGCCAAGACAGAATGCCATTTAACGAATGGTGCAAGATTTTGATTAGAAGCCGTTTGTAAGAAAGTCATCAACCGTTGAGACCTTACTTCTTTCTGCATTAATGACGAAGTTCCCCTTGCTTTAATATCAAGGTCGCCTCGTATTTCTGGGGTGTCCTCATTAAATTGCATGTTCCAGGAAAACATAGATTCTCCCAGAGGTCGCAGTAAATAGTCATCAATATTCTTTACCACTGTTTTAATACTAAGAGCCGCCGCTCCCATTAACATGGACATGCCGGCTGCTGTTCGTGTCGTTGATTGAACACCAGTTGTTCCATGTGAATAGGACGGTATGCCAGTCGCCTCATCAGCCAATTGTCTGAATCTGTCAAACATCATTAAATTTTCATTCGCCGTGTTTGGAAATTTAACGCCGTGTAATGCTTGTCCCGGTTGTCCGCTTTGTCGTCTGAATATCTTACCAGGAAATACTTTCATGTCCTGCCCGGGAACTAACATTGTTTCATCTATGTCAAATACAAGATTACCAGCCAATGCCAGATTATCAATAGCCATTCGTGCATGACCATTCATGATTGTTTGTGAATCATCCATGTTCTCTGGAATTCCCACACCAAAGAATTGATAAGGATTTATTTCATATGGACATACCATGTATGGTAATCGAGATGGAGTAAATGGATTAACGACAAGTCGTAGTATTTTACCATTACAAACCCAGCAATTAACGGATACTTCATCAAGTTCATCCATATCATCAGTTATTTCTAACCCAGCCTGTTCCGCTAATGCTTTATCTAAATATCCCCAAAACTCTAATATTTCAAATCTATTTTTATCAAATTCATCAGTTGTTTCCCTGTCAAGTAAGGAACTTTCATATCCTCGTGGTTCATAATTAGCCCCCATTTTAAGTGATTCTCGAATAGCATTTTCCCTAAAGAAAGGGCGATTCATTAAATCACGAACTTGAGTTCTTGTATAATTATGACGTTGAATGATATAATCCGCATCATCAATAGTAACTGCATCTGGGTCAGGATAAAAATCCCAACAACTAACAGCTTCAATTCGAGGAACTAATTTAAATTTGGGTGAATATAAATTTCCTAATTCTTCATCATTTTCCCAATGATGAATTGTTTTATCATAGCTGAAAGGGCCTTTAATAACCCCGGTTCCAAGCAAGGCCATTTCAAATAAAGAGTGTCTCAATACTGAAATTGCACTTGATTCCTCTAATTGGTCATGAATTAATTTCTGCATGTTTCTTGCTGAAATTTCTGCAGGATTAATTTGTGGCTCAGAACGTGAATCTTTTGACGGGCCTTCTGTAAATTCAGCCCCCTCATATTCTTTTTTTAATCCACCTAATATGGAATCAAATGTTGAGCCAGGAGCCAATTCATTTCCATCACCTGGAAATCCATATGGACTTTTCGGCTCTTGTTCCGGAGTTTGTTCTGATTTAGAAACATGAGCGTATTCTTCAGTACCTTCTGGTATTGCTGTAGGTGTAATTCCCAGTGGAAATTTACCGCTTGAAAATAATACTTCAATAATCTGCCCATAAGCAGCCATAACTTTTGTCTTTGTAATTTTAACAAAAACTTTTGACTTTTCACTTTCTGTAAAAGCCATATCATTTCCATAGATACCCCTATAGTTTCGATACGCCCTTAACCATCTCTTCTCATCAAATTGACGAGCATTTTCCGATGCTTGAAATTTTCCCTTTATAGTACCAGCAATATTATTATATGCGTCATCTTCTTCGGTATCCCCGAGAGCTATAATTTGGTCTTCAGCCATTATTTTTAACTGTTAAATGAGCCGTGCTTAATTTTTTCTTTTGACCAAGCTTCAAGTTTTTCTTTTGGGGCTTTTCCTCCTGCTCCAGAAAATTCTCCATGCTTGTATTTTTTCATAATACTTCCATCAAGTTTTTCATTTGCAGATTTTCCGTATTCCGCACCAAATTCACCTTGCTTGTATTTTTTCATAATTGGTTGTGGCATTATTCCTCCTAATAATCTTTTTCACTTGCCATCTTCCAGAAAGAAGATTGCACTTGATTGTTTTTCTTGGTTGGATAATCTTTAGTTGAAACATCAACATCAGCCTCTCCGCCATGTGCTGATAAATTCAAGTTCTTTTTATCCTTTTTCTTTGGATAGGGCTTACCAAGGTCACCCTGTTTATATTTGGTCATTACTGGTTGTGGCATTCAGCCCTCCTTTATTTTTTCTTTTAAATAATCCATCAGTTTTGGATTATCTACAAAGACTGTTGTCAGTCCATTAGTTATACCATTAACTAATTTTTCTTCTTCTTTCTCTTCTAACTCCATATTCCATTGATATATTATTGCATGTAAAATTTCATGTAATATTGTATTAGCATGAGAAACTCCTTTTTCGGTTGTTACATATCCTATAACACCTTCCTTGGAAAAGAACTGTCCCTGTGCTTCATTGGCACTGGCAACTGTTTGTTTCCATTCTTCTAACTTATATTCCCTGTATCCTACTTTAATTTTATCAGGTATATTCATTAGTATCCGAACACCCTGTCAGCAGGTTTAAACTGTTCTTTTTCTATATATCTATTTGCCTGGTGGCTATTAGGATGTACTGATCTGCTCATTACTCCATATCGAAGTGCGTCATAAGCGTGATCTTCCGCATGGGTATCAACATCTTCAGGATTGTGCTTATCTACAGGTAACATAGGCAATGTTTTTATTAAATTAATACAATTAGAAAATATTTTTAATTTTGGTTGATTTGTATCCTTGTCCAAAGCTAATTGCTTATGCAATTCCAATTTTCCTGCCACTCTACTTCGTGGCGACCTGTCCGAAGGTCTCCATTTACACCCCTCTCGAATCATTGTTTCTGCAATACTAGGGCCGGCGTCCCCTCTTCGTGCCCAAGTTGAAGAGTCCAGGATTCCATATCGTATATATTCATCCTGCTCCCGTTCCAGTACTTGCTTGGCAAATATGTCGGCTGTAACTCGTTTGGTATAATATTCCCGGTAAACCCAGAAATTATTATCAAAGTCAACTGCGATCCATAAAACGCAAGCTGCAGTCGAATACCCCCAGTCGCAGGTTCTGAATCTGAGCCAATTACGGGGAATGTCAAAAGGCTGAAC